ATGATGTAGAAGTTGAAGATGTGAAATTTGTAGATGGATTGTTGACAATTACATTGATGAAGCAACTGCCTGAGAAACAGAAGCGTAAGAAGTGGTTCTAAATATAATTGAATGGTGCTTGACGGCACCCTTTTTTGATGGTAAACTTAGATCAAACTGATAGTAATTATGGCAATTCAAATTGTAACTTTAAAAACAGGTGATCAATTAATCTGTGAATTGAAAGAACTTTATAGTGGTGAAGGAGAAGATAAAAAGGGAATCTGTTTACTTGTGGATCATCCATATGTTCTTTCGATCATTGATGCTACACCTCAATATTTGACTGAAGAAACAGGAGATGAACTGCAAGTCAAGTTTAGTAAGTGGAATCCATATTCTGTTGACGATCAGTTTAAACTTCCATATGATTCTGTAATGACTATTGGTAATCCAGAACCTGGACTTCATGATGCTTATCTGAGAAAAATTGCCAAACTACAAAAAAATGAAACTGAGGTAACCGAAAATGGAGATAACAGCGAACCTGCTGAAGATGGCGAATGAGTGGATCATCGCTCAGGTAGAACCAGCTGAGGGTGACACTTTGCCAGGTGACCCCGACGTGTGGATGATCGAACCATACGTGTTAGACTGTGAAGGTCAGATCAGTCCATGGGCACCTCATGCTGCTGAGCGTGAATTCAATGTCAGGTCTTCGGACCTGACTGTTGTGACTAATCCAAGCAAATCTTTGCTTGCTCGTTATCTTGAATGTCTTGAATGAAGTTTTACACAAACGTTGAACAAGCTGGAAATCGTTTGCTGGTCCGTGGTTATGAAAATGGCAATCGCTACAGCGTCAGAGTTCCTTTCAACCCGACGCTGTATTTGCCTACAAAGAATTATTCTGAGTGGCGTACCCTTGAGGGTAATTGTGTAGAACCTCATAAGTTTGGTTCTATTACTGAGGCACGAGACTTCGTGAAGCAGTATAAGGAAGTGGATGACTTTGAGATCTATGGTAACTCCCGTTTCTTGTATCAGTATATTGCTGAGGAGCACCCTGAAGAGGAAGTCAAGTTCGACAGTAACAAAATCCGTGTGTTCACTATTGACATCGAGACTGCCGCTGAGAACGGGTTCCCTGACATTGAGACTGCAGACCAGGAGATCCTTGCCATCTCTATCAAAGACTCCTTCACGGGGCGTATAACGGTCTTTGGTGCGCGTCCTTTCAATAACCAGGATGCCATGGTGGATTACATGCACTTCCGTTCTGAGGAGAGCATGTTGGGTGCCTTTATTGATTACTGGCAGAACAACTATCCTGATGTTGTCACGGGTTGGAACTGTCAGTTGTTCGATATGCCGTATATCCACAATCGTGTGGATCGTGTGTTGGGAGAGAAGTTCGTAAAACTGCTGTCGCCTTGGAAACTTGTGTCGCAGCGTGAGATCTTCATCAAAGGTCGCAAGAACTTCTCTATTGATATGCTTGGCATCTCCACGCTTGACTATCTTGAACTGTATAAGAAGTTCACTTATACAAACCAAGAGTCATATCGTCTGGACCATATCTGCTCTGTTGAACTGGGCGAGAAGAAACTCGATCACTCTGAGTTTGATACCTTCAAGGAGTTCTATGAGAACGACTGGCAGAAGTTCATTGAGTACAACATCCATGACGTTCGTCTGGTTGATAAACTTGATGATAAGATGAAGCTGGTTGAACTCGCATACACCATGGCATATGATGCTAAGGTGAACTATGAGGACGTGTTCTCACAGGTTCGTATGTGGGACAACTACATTTACTGCGAACTGCTTAGGCGTAAGATTGCTATCCCTCCTAAGAAAGAGAGTGCAACTAAAACAGAGAAGTATGCTGGGGCTTATGTCAAAGAACCGATTCCTGGATTCTATGATTGGGTTGTGTCTTTTGACCTCAATTCTCTGTATCCTCATCTCATTATGCAGTACAGCATAAGCCCTGAAACATTAATTGAAAAACATCAACTTAATAATCGTATTGCTGAATTGGAGAAAATGTTGTAGAATATCCTCATCTTATAAATAATAATGTGCGGATACAATAAAACAAATGCAACCAAAATTCAACATAACTAAAGAACAACTACACCAACTTTATATTCTTGAAAACAAAAGTCGTAAAGAGTGTGCTGATTTTTTTGGATGCTCTGACCCTCTTATTAAACAAAAAATACGAAAGTATGGACTCCAAAAACCTAAACATTTGGAGAATAAAAATAAAGAGAGAAAGGAAACTCTTTATTGTGAAAATTGCAGTTCTCCGTTTATTGTAAGCAGATTTAGAGCAACAAGTGAGAAATGGAAACTTCAATTTTGTTCTCATTCTTGTTCTTCTAAATTTAGATATTTGGGAGAGGACCATAAAAGAGCATCAATAAATTATCACGCATCGTTAAGGAGAAGTAGAACTAAACATGCTTTTGATGAAACTGCAAATCAGCAAAAAATAAATTCCTTTTATGAAGAGGCAGTTAAATTGACAGAAGAAACTGGTATTCCCCACGAAGTGGACCACATCATTCCAATTTCCAAAGGAGGAAAACATCACGAAAATAATTTGCAAATACTAACAGCAACTGAAAATCGTAAAAAGTATAATAAAATCCTATGAGTGATAGTATGTGGAAAGATGTTCGTAAAATGTCCCGTGAGGAAATTGAAGAGGAATTGCAAGCACTTAAGAGGGTGAGAGAACTTTCCAATAAAGTTAATGTAGATAAACTTCTTAATCAAGATTTAGATTTAGATCCTTTGAGAAAGGTTAATCTTACTATAACAGCAAACGGGGCACTTTATCGTAGAGTAAAAGGTATTCTGCCCGAATTGATGAAGAAGATGTATGACAGTCGTGTCATCTTTAAGAAGAGGATGATTAAAGCAAAGCAACAATATGAGAAAACTCCTACGGTTGAACTCATGAAAGAGATTGCTCGCTGTAATAACATCCAGATGGCAAAGAAGATCTCTTTGAACTCTGCTTATGGTGCTATCGGCAACGAACACTTTAGATACTATCGTCTTGCTAATGCTGAAGCGATCACTCTGTCTGGTCAGCTCTCGATCCGTTGGATTGAGAACAAGATGAACCAGTATCTAAATACTCTTTTGCAAACGGAGGAAGTCGATTATGTTATCGCATCTGACACCGACAGCATCTATCTTAATCTTGGACCTCTTGTTGATAAATTTTTTACTGCTAAGTCTGGCGATAAAGCAGCAATTGTTTCGATACTTGATAAGATCTGCGAAGACAAGTTGGAGCCATTCATCGAATCCTCTTATCAGGAACTTGCGAATTACGTTTCGGCGTATGAACAAAAGATGAGTATGAAGCGTGAGAACATCGCTGATCGTGGTATCTGGACTGCTAAGAAGCGTTACATTCTCAACGTATGGGACAGTGAGGGGGTTAGATATAACGAACCCAAGATGAAAATCATGGGTCTGGAGACTGCTCGTTCTTCTACTCCAGCTTATTTCAGGGATAAATTGTATGCAGCGTTTAAGATTATTATCGGCAAAACAAATGATGAACTTATCGATTTTATCAATGTCGTGCGAGCAGAAACCAGACTGCGACCCTACGAAGAAGTCGCCTTCCCCAGAGGAGTTAACAATCTGGCAAAGTATCGCCACCCAAATGAGATTTACCAGAAAGGAACACCCATCCACGTAAGGGGTGCTCTACTCTACAACTACTATGTTAAAAAACATAAGGTAGAGAACAAGCATCCTCTTATTCAGGAAGGTGAAAAGATCAAGTTCATGTATCTCAAGACACCCAACCCTCTTCATGAAAACGTGATTAGTTTCTTTGGTGAGTTGCCCAAGGAGTTTGGTATTGAGAAGTATGTAGACTACCAGACACAATTTGAAAAGTCTTTTCTCGAACCGCTCAAGAATGTGCTATACTGTGTCGGGTGGCAACACGAGAAAACCATTACCATTACGAGTTTCTTTGGATGAGTAAGAGAATTTTTGTTGTGACATGGACTAACCATCTTGTCGGTCAAGTAGGACCAGAGGACATCAAGTGCTTTGAGGACTACAAAACTGCCTGTGGGTTTGCTAAACTCATGGGTAAGTCTTATAATTATGTAAACTTTTACGAGGAGAATGTAGAAAAATGGGATTCCTAGACACAGTAATTAAGGATAGTGGCAATGAGTTTGCTAGTCGTGTTAGTGAAGGGGTTGCTGCTGGCGACATTACATCTTACGTTGATACTGGGTCTTATATTTTTAATGCCCTGGTTAGTGGTTCTCTTTTTGGAGGTTTGCCTTCAAACAAAGTCACCGCTCTTGCAGGAGAGAGCAGCACTGGAAAAACTTTTTTTGCTCTCAGCGTCGTTAGTAATTTCCTTGCTGCTAATCCTACGGGTGGAGTCATTTATTTTGAGTCTGAATCTGCTATCTCGCGTGATATGATTGAGACTCGTGGTATTGATTCTAATCGTATGATCATCATGCCTGTCGCTACCATTGAGGAGTTCAGGACACAAGCTTGTCGTATTCTAGACAAGTATATGAAAGAACCTAAAGACGAGAGGGTTCCTATGCTGTTTGTGTTAGACTCTCTTGGTATGCTTTCAACATCTAAGGAGATGGAAGACGTTGCTAATGATAAGCAGGTCAGGGACATGACTAAGAGTCAGTTAATCAAGGGTGCCTTTCGTGTGCTTACCCTCAAACTAGGACAGGCATCTGTTCCTATGATTGTTACTAACCATACATATGATGTTATCGGTTCTTATGTTCCGATGAAAGAAATGGGTGGAGGAACAGGTCTTAAGTATGCTGCTTCCACAATCATTTATCTTGGTAAAAAGAAAGAGAAAGATGGTACTGAAGTGGTTGGTAACATTATCAAGTGCGAAGCAAAGAAGTCCCGTCTAACAAAGGAAGGTAGCAAAGTTGAAACCAGACTCTATTTTGATCAGCGTGGATTGGATCGCTATTACGGACTTGTTGAACTTGGAGAAAGTTATGGAGTTTTTGAAAGAGTTGGCAATCGTATTAAAATTGGGTCTAATAGTGTTTATCCTTCAGTTATCTATAAAGAACCTGATAAGTATTTTACGCAAGAAATTCTCCAAGCATTGGATGAATGTGCTCGTAAAGAGTTTCTATATGGAGTATCTGATGAGTAAAATACCTCAAGTCTTATAAATATATATTAGATTTGGGTTTTTTATGTTTATTGATAAACATCACATTGTTCCAAGACATATGGGCGGAACTGATGATGAAAGTAATCTGATTTCTCTCCCCAGATGGGCTCATGCAGAAGTTCACAAAAGATTGTATGAAGTTTATGGTAAGTTGGAAGATTTGAAAGCAGCGAATATGCTTGGTGGGAATCTTACACCAGAACAATATCATGTAATCATTTCTAATATACGAAACCATCTTATCGCAAGAAACAAAGAAGGTCATACTGAAGAAGTAAAAAACAAAATACGAAATAAACAACTGGAAAGTTGGAAAAGAGATTATGACAAGCGAGTAGAGGGAATTCGCCAAAGACAATGTGGAAAACCTTCTTGGAATAGTGGAACAAGCAAACAAAAAACAAAGGGAATTTGTGAATGTGGTAAACTAATAACTTATTCGCACTTCAGAAAAAATCACAAAAAACTAAGGGGGTGTCAAACATGGAAAGAGGAAAAGAATGAGTGAGCGCATTCAACAGACTATCTTACGTAATCTTATCTTTACGGAAGAGTACTATCGTAAGGTAGTCCCCTTTATAAAAGAGGATTATTTTGAGGAGTATCATGAGAAAGTTATCTTTGAAGAGATCGCTGACTTCGCTTCTAAGTATGACAAAGTTCCTACTCAAGAAGTCTTATCGATTAATATCCAAAATCGTAACGATCTTACTGACGAGTCGTTTAAAGATTCGTTATCGACAATACGAGGACTCACAGACGAATGGGTTGACTACGAGTGGCTCCTTGACGCAACCGAAAAGTGGTGTCAAGACAGAGCAATCTATCTCGCCCTTATGTCCTCGATCAAGATCGCAGATGGAGGCGATAAAAAAATATCAAAGGATGCGATACCAAGCATTTTACAAGAAGCATTAGCAGTATCTTTTGACGAACACATTGGACACGATTACATTGAACAAGCAAAAGACCGCTATGAATTCTACCACCGCAAAGAAGAGAAGGTTCCCTTTGATCTCGAAAAGTTTAACTATATCACGAAAGGTGGTATCTCTAACAAGACTCTCAGTGTCGCTCTTGCTGGAACGGGTGTCGGCAAGTCTCTATTCATGTGCCATTGCGCTGGTGCCGCACTCACGCAAGGGAGGAACGTACTCTACATTACATGTGAAATGGCAGAGGAGAAAATTGCTGAACGAATTGACGCAAATCTTTTAAATGTTTCTATCAAAGATATTGCTGAACTACCTGAAGTTATCTTCAATTCTAAAGTTCAGGAGATCTCTAGGAAGACTAGAGGCAAACTTATTATCAAAGAGTATCCCACAGCATCAGCACATGCTGGACATTTTAAATCACTCATAAGTGATTTGTCTCTCAAGAGAGACTTCAAACCAGATATAATTTACATTGATTATCTGAACATCTGTGCATCAGCGAGGTATAAAGGTGCGATTGTCAATTCTTACACGTATGTCAAAGCGATTGCTGAGGAGCTTCGGGGTCTTGCTGTGGAATGTAATGTTCCTATTGTCACAGCTACTCAAACTACTCGCAGTGGTTATGGCAATAGTGATCCTGACCTTACCGATACTTCTGAGTCTTTTGGTTTGCCTGCCACTGCTGACTTTATGTTTGCTCTTATCAGCACTGATGAGCTTGAACAACAGGGTCGCATCATGGTCAAACAACTTAAGAACAGATACAACGAAACCACTGCCTCACGAAAATTCATGGTGGGAATTGACAGATCCAAGATGAGGCTGTATGATGTAGCGGAGGATGCTTCTGATATTAGCATCGACCAAGAGGACCCTGGTGAAGAGTTCTCACAATTTGCCCAAATACAAAACCGACTATCTAAATTTGCTG